AATCGACACCTAATTGTTTTATTTCTTTACCAAAAGTTTTTATTTGTCTAAATGCTTCGCCTATCGTAGCGTCTAATGGGCCTCTTGTTCTTTCAGTTGGTCTCAAGTTAGCTTTTTCTTTATCTTGCTGTAATAACATTTCTCTTACATTAAGTTTATCTTGCTTTTCTATAATTTCTTCTTGTTTTTCTTTATCAATTTTATCACCTTTTTGTAATTGTTTAAGTTCTGCAGCTAATTCTTTTCTTTGTTTACCTATATCTTTTTCTTCTTCTCGTATTCTTTTTAATTCTAATTTTTCTTCTTTTTTAGTTTTTAATTCTAATCTACCCTCTTGTATATTAACATAGGTATTAATACCTTTCTCTCTTAATATATCTCTTTCTTTTATCAACTCCTCTTTTTTTTCATTTCTATTTCTATCTTCATCTTTTTTAGCTTCTTTACGTTCATCATTTAATTTAATAAGTTTTTCTATTTCCTTAGCTGTTTTTTCACCAAATTTTTCAAAATCAACACCTATTTTTTTTAGTTTTTCAATTAATTCAAAACCTTTATCAATATCTCCTTCGAAATTTGAAGATAATAATTCATTTATATTTTTTAGTTTCTCGTCAATAGGCCCAATCGATTTTTCAGCAGCTAGGGTTAAACCACTTATTCTACCAGTTACAGTTTTATTAAAATTATCTATTAATTTTACAACTTGTTGTGTGCTTAATTCAGTGCCACCTTGAATATCTTGCAATCTTTTTATATTAGCAACTGATTGAGCTTTATTTCTTCTTGTTTGTTTAGCTACTTCTTTTTGCTCATTTGCAATTTTAGCTTGTTTATCTTGCAAATTTTTCATTTGATTATAGATTATTTCTTCTGCCATTTTAACCTATTTCTTGATCTATATTAATTTTTTGTTGTGATGTTTGAGAGACTAATTTTTTATCTTCAATTTTTTCTTGTGTTCTACCGTAAGCTGTTATACCTAGTACCGCAGCCATGGTTATATGAAAAAAACCAGCGCCTTGTAACGTTAAAGGATTCCATTGTGTAAATACTACTTGATTTAAATATAAAGCTTGTGCCATATTCCACAAAATAGGAAATATAATAAAATCAAAGGCGCATACACATAGATATAACCAACCCATAGCGGGCCTCCATTTACTATTAAAATGTGATTCTTTATTTTTTGTAATCATTAACTGTCTCTTTTTTTTCTCTCTGCTTCTTCTTTTAAATGATTAATCAATAACGATACGTAAATATCACGCTCCCAAGGTATCATATTTTCAAGCTCACTTAATGAATATTTATGATGTTGTATCAGAGCAAAGTTAGTTTCGAAGTATGCCTCTAGTGTGTTGTGAGCGAGGCTTATTCGAAAAAATCAGATATTCCTTTTAAAACTACCTTACTTTTTACATTAGTTTTAGGATTAGTTACTTCTATTTCATGTTTTAATACAGGCATTGTCTCAAAAAATCTATTAATTTTTTTAAAAGTTTCTTGTGGCAAACCTTCTACAAACTCTTTTAGCTCTTTTTTTGTACTATCTTTTGCTGGGTATATTTTATCACCATCAAAAACATGATCAATACAATCAACTAAAATTGTAAACACTAACTCTAATTGTTGAGTGTCAATTTTACCTTTACCATAATCGTAGTTTTTTAAAGTAGGGTAACCTAATACTAACCCTAAATTTCTTTTTTCATCTAAAATTATTTTGTTTGTATGTTCATCATCAACATGAACTTCTATTTTAGTTAAATCTATTTCAGTCTCAACATAAGTTTTTCCATCATCTGGACATATTGTTCTAAACTTTGATATTTCTGATACCGATTTAGCTCTTAATTGTAAAAATATATATTCTATATCAAATATAGGTAATAAATCTACTTTCAAAGCATTAAAGGTACAAGCATTTACTATTTCTCTAATAGCTTCAATAATTTGTTTATTGTCGCCTGTCTCTTGTGCTATAAAAAGTATTTTTTCTTCCTTCACTAGAAAAGGTCTATATTTAACTTTTAAATCTTGTGATGGTAGTGTTAACTCATATGTAGGCACATCAACTCGTGGTAACGTCATTATTATCTCCTTTTATTATAATTTAAGTGGCGGTAAATTTCCAAAAGGTGGAAATACTCTTCCGCCTGTAATACCACCAATAGGCAAACGTCTTTTTAGTCCTTGTACTACATCAACACCAGCACGTCTTAATTCTGGTGGTAATTTATTTAGTAAGCCGCCAAAAGCTCCAAAAGAGCTTTTTACTTTAACATCTCTAAAGTTTGCTTGACCTAATTCTATATCGCCTGCTCTATCTAAAAAGTAATTTATCCAATATCTAAAAGTAAATGTTACTGAAAAAGTTTGCACAACATTACTTTCATATGAATATTCAACTGGGCTAATTGTTTTAGGAAAACAATCAAATAATTTAACAGCATAAGTTACATCATCTCTTTCATTTTGACTTTCAAATTGTCCTAATTGAAATATATTTACATCAGATACATAATTATCATAAAAATTAAAATTATGGCTTTGATTACTAAATGCTGATTTTTGCCATAATTCAAAATAACTTCTCTCTCTTAAAAACTTATCAGCATAAAATGTTGCATTTATGTCTTGTGATTTATAATCGTATGCTATTTTATAATTTGGACCATGATGTCTAACTTCTTTCATTTCTATGGTACGCTCAGGCATAGATATAGCAGAACAAAATGCTTGCACACGTTTAACATTTGCTTTTTGTACAGAAATCATTTCAGCAGGACTACTAAAAGTAGTTTCTAATTCAACAGCTCCATCACTTAAATTAGCTTCTGTATCTTTATTTGTTAAAATATCACCGCCTGATTTAGGTAAATTAAACTCAACGTAAAATCTTGCTTTACGAGCGAAGCCTTCTGCTTCATTTACATACGCTTGAAAACGGCCTATTGTTGTTTCTGGATTACCGCCTGCTTTGTGTCTAAAACGAGGATCTGTTTCGACATTTTCTAATGAACGATCACGTGGTAAACCTAGTCGAATATCAAAACCACCAATTCTTGTGCCGCCTCTTAATATTGCCATTATACAGCACTCCTTGCGGCAGCATAAACAGCAGCATCAGAAAGTTTTTTAAACTGTTGAACTGGTAAATAAACAGCGATAGCGGCTTGTGTTAAGTCTATTTTTAAAAAATTTGATCTTACGTGTTTGTATAAGTATTTTTTTATTGTAGGTTTTGCAAGTGTTAATGATTTTATACTTGAATAATTTACATTTAATTTTGTTGTTTTGTCCATTTTATTATTTGAAGCAAATCTTTGCATTTGATCTAACAATCTAAATCTTAAACCTGGTGGTAAATAGTGAAAATTTAATCCACTAAATCCGCCTGGTATAGACTCTAAAGGCAGTACAAGAGGAAACGTATCATAATATGGTAAAGTTTTTTTATACTTTGGATCATAAAAAAATAAATTTAATAAACCTACATTTGGTCGACCTGTAAGTTTACCTTGTGTCATTAATTTATTAGCACTTATTCTGTCAGCTATTGAAGCAACAGCTTTTTGATACCAACTTGCTGATTTTTGTTTACCACCTTGTTTATCTACAAGAGTGTCTAGTATATTTGCCATTTAATATATTTATATCAGTTATAAACACCTATGTCTTTTTCAGTAAATATTTTAAACTCTAAACCATTACTCTCACAATACGTTTTTGCTGCCTCCCACTTAGCTTTATTTTTAATATACTCTAAGTGTTCACGTAAATACGATTTACCTTGTTTTTTTGGTTTTTTTGGTGGAAAACACTGGCGATATGGTTTAATTTCAACCATGTATTTTTTACCTGTTTTTAACTTAAATATAAAATCAGGAAAATATCTATGTATTCGATAGTCAATAGGTGAACGATAAATTATTGGCATTTCTTCACTTGCCCAATACTCTATAGTTTCATTTTTATCCAAATAAACCATCATACGCCGTTCTAATAGTGAACGATACACTATTTTATTAGCATCTCCAGCATATTTTTTAGGGTGTGTTGGTTTGTAAATTCCTTTATAACTCGCTCTCATATCATATAAATATTAATAAAACAATAAAACTATTTATGCCAACAGTACCATTTAGAACTCAACATAATAGACTTTTTAAACATATTAATGTACATGAAGGTGAAGATTTACCAGCTGGTTTTAAATCACCACTTGTAGTTAATGATGACGATTTAGCTAGTAAACTAGGAGAAAATCCTTTTGGATATAATGTGGTGCATTACCCTCAAGAGGTAGCACAATTAGGTATGGGACATTATATGATTTTTGATATAATAGAACAGATAAATCCAAAAGTTACACGTTTTAATGAAACAGGTATAGAAATATTAGGTAATGAAATAAATAGTGCAAAAAGTAAAGGCATTTTAGGTGATAAAGAAAAAAATGCACAACAAAGAGTAGATGCAAACACAACAAGAACGGGTGCAAATGCTATTAATTCTCTCTACACTAGAGTATCAAGCTCTATAATATTATATACGCCACCTAGTTTAAAAACAACTTTTTTAACAGAGTATGAGCAAGCTAGCACAGGTTTTATAGGAGCTGGTGCTGCTGGATTAGAGGCTGGTGATGGCGTATTAAGTGATAGCTTTTCAGGTACAGTAAAAGGTTTGATAGAGAGAGCTTTAAGAGGCACGCTCGCAACAAGTTTATCAGTAATACCAGGGGCAGGTGATTTACAAGCATTTACAACAAAAAGATTAGGTAAAGCTATAAATCCACACATTGAATCGGTGTTTAGATCAGTGCCTATGAGAGAATTTAATTTTATATATGAATTTGCACCGAAAAATCAAAAAGAATTAGAAATGGTGCATAAAGCAGTGCGATTATTTAAATATCATATGATGCCTGAAATTGCTTCTGATAAGGTTTATTTAATCACACCATCTGAATTTAATATTACATATATGTACATGGGTAAAGAAAATACTTATATTCCTAAAATATCAAGATGTGTTTTAAAAACTATGGACGTAGATCAATCACCTGAAGGTGTCATATCTACATTTAAGCCTGATGATAAAGGTGCGTTTCCTACATATCAAAAAATTACTTTAAACTTTTTAGAAACTGAAATTATGACTAAACAAAAAATCGTTGATGGATTTTAATGTATTTTTCTTATTTTTCTAAAAGATTATATGATTTATCTGGCGATAAAACAGAAACACTTGTAACAGATTTATTTAATAGAATAAAAGTCAGAGAAAAAATTAAAGATCAGCTAGTTTTATATTCTACTTATGATGTTGTTGATGGTGAAACTCCAGAGAGTTTATCTTACAAATATTATGGTGATACTGCGTTTTATTGGGTCATATTATTGATTAATAATGTAATGGATCGTTATTACGACTGGCCGTTAACTGTTGAACAATTTGAAACATATTTAAAAAAAAAATATACAAACCCCGATGGTGTGCATCATTAT